AGATAGACGTACAGATAATTGGGGTGGATACCATGATTATAATAGGGATCCAAGACAGTACCACTTCCCTCGTAGTACAAAGGAAATAGGTTGGGGTGAATATGAACCTCAATTCAAAGGTCATAAAAAGGATAATGAAAAAATCAACTGGTGGATAGTAGCTTTCTTTGTGACACTATTTTTACTATTACATAATATTGGAGTATTTTAATGGTTATTAAACTAGACATAAATGAAATACCTGATGAGCTTTATAATAAACTACTGATGGCATTCGTAGAGAAAGCAATCATCGAAGGCATCGACGTACCAAGAGGAGCAAAGGTCGAAGATTGGAACTTAACAGCTGAACTAATTATACCAACGGTACACTAATGAATGAATATCGAATAAAAACATTTGTGAGTAGACTTAATAAATTGGGTATAGATGTAACCTTTGCGGCCAATTATCCTTGGATTTATTTTGATACTATTAATGGTAAAAAAGTTACAGGAACATTTCATGCTAACCATGGATGGACTGCATTTTTTAGTCCTATTGAAATACATGGCAAAGTTAAATTTAGCGATAGACGAGAAGTATTTAAGAAGGTAAGGAGCATGCTATGAAAATCTACATGAACAAACCAAAAGATAATTGGTTATCTCCTTACACCATCGTTGAGAAGGTAATCTTCTGGCGTGAGATCGACTATGATGAACCATTAGTTGATAACATCATTAAGTACACACAACTTGGTTTATTTTGCTCAGTGCTATTTGATATACGACAATTTTTTAATAGAGATATTCGATACGTTAAGATCGATCCATGGGATACTTGGTCTATGGATACCACACTTAATCGTATCATCTTACCTATGCTTAAGCAACTTAAGAAGGACAAGCATGGTGCACCTCATGTAGATAATGAAGACGTACCACCTAACTTAAGAGATAAACGTAAAGTCCAACCAAATAACGGTGATACTGATAAGAACTACTTCAAACGATGGGACTATGTAATGGATCAGATGATATGGTCGTTTACAGAGTTAGATAAACCTGATTGGGATTCTCAATTCTGGACAGGTAAAGTCGATAGCAAGTGGGTTAAGTTACCTGATGGACATTACGAACTAAAACATGGTCCTAAACACACAATGAAATTTGATAAGAAGGGCTATGATAAACACTGGGCTCGTATTCAAAATGGTTTAAAACTATTTGGAAAATACTATACAGGACTATGGGATTAATATGAAACTATTTTTAGATTGTGAATTTACTAATTTTAATGCAGACTTAATCTCTATGGCTTTAGTGTCAGAGAATGACGATGAGTTCTACGAAGTAGTTCCATTTAGGCATCTAATGTGCCATCCATGGGTTATCGATAACGTCATACCTATCTTAAAGAAAGAAGAGATCAGCTATGAAAGGTTTCAAACAAAACTTCGCCAGTATCTTAATAGGTTCGATGAGATTGAAGTTATTGCCGATTGGCCTGAAGACTTCTATCATTTTAGTAGAGCCCTTCTATCTGGACCAGGCGAGATGATTGGAGTCAATTGTAAAATAACAATGACATTAGAACGACGTTTAGATTATAAATCTGAATTGCCTCATAATGCCTTAGAAGATGCTAAAGCTGTTAAAGCTGGGTATTTTAAAAAATATACAGTATGACAGTAGAAGAACTTTGGCAAAAGATGTATGAATTCTATGGAGAACGATTAGCTCATCCTGATCATGAACCTAGAAGATTTGAGTATCAACTGAAGTTGTTTAGGTATATAAATAATAATGACCAAAAGTCAAATTAACTAACTCCCAAAAGGAAAAGAAAATGGAATTTAAAACTAAAGACGAAGTAGTTATCGTCGATGAAAAAGTAACTACAGTATTTGAAGCAAAACAAGTCGATCCAGTGTATCCATGTGATGGCACAGGTAAAACAAAAACTGAATGCAGTAAGAGATGGATGGAATCACTATCTGACTGCGCATAAATGATAGGAGTTTATTATGGATGTAATTTTAATGATCTTTGGTATGAGTTTTGTAGATAATTTCACCCAACCACCGCAGGCACCGCAGGCCGTGGTTATCGATGTAGCTAAATACACGCCAAAACCAGTGTCACCTGATCCACAGGGCGACATGTGGGATCCTAACTGGTTTAACAAAGAGAATCAATAACTTATAAGTTGTTGATTTTACACCTAAATTTATTTCACCAGCTGGGTGAAAAATATGTTTACTTTAATTCGTCTTTAGGATATAATATTCTTATAGATTAATTAAAGGAGAGAGTAATTATGAACAAAGTGATAGTAACACAGTTTAACGAAAAGTACTTAGTACCAGCAGAACATGCTGCAAAATTCAATCGTAGATCAGAACTAGTTTTATTAGCAATCGATATCGAAAAAGCAATCGATTCAGTTCCAAACTCTACAAACCTTAAAAAAGTTCTTAAAGAAACTATGGAATCGATCCGTCGAATCAATCGTAGAATTCCAGCAGGTTGTGCTCAATTCATAGGGAGAGCATAATGAGAACCTCTTCAAACTACATTACAACTCTTGATCCACTCTCAGCCGTGGATATGGAAAAACTTCAGTTAATTCGAGATGCAGTATCAGCAGCAAATGTGAATCGTTTACGTAAAAAATATGTTAAGCTTCATGCTCGTGGTCCTCGAATTCAAGCAGCTATTTCAGATAATGCATCAATATTTGCTTATCAAAGAGAATTACCAGTAAGACACGCTCAACGTTTGGATGTTTATATCTATGACAGAAGTCTTTGAGATACTAGAAGATCTGGCTGGTAATCCATCTCGTAATTATAAAATTGCCACGCTTAGAGCAAATGAGAATAATAAGGTATTAAGAGAAGTCGTTCGTCTTGCTCTTGATCCATTTACACAGTTTTATATTAGAAAGATTCCAGCTTATACTGCAGAAGGCAATGGTTGCCTAGTACAAGCTATGGATAAGTTATTCGAACTCAGTCACAGAGTTCTCACAGGTAATGCGGGCATCGAGCACCTAGCTTCGATCCTTACTTCACTCTCTCCGAAAAATGCTAAGGTACTAGAACGTATCATAGCGAAGGATCTAAAGTGTGGTGTCTCGATTGCGACCGCTAATGATGTTTGGCCAGGACTCATCATGGAATATCCAGTGATGTTATGTTCTGGTTTTGAACAGAAACTAATTGATAAGATTAAATGGCCAGCAATGGTTCAACTTAAAATGGACGGCATGAGGTTTAATGCCGTCGTTCGCGACGGTACCGTCGAGTTTAAGACTCGCAATGGTAAAACTATAGATCTATTGGGTAACTTAGAACAAGAGTTTATCCAATTATCTAATGGAGTAGATGCTGTATTTGACGGTGAATTACTTGTATCATACTTTGATGGAGTAATGGATCGCCAAACAGGTAATGGTATCTTAAATAAAGCTTTAAAGGGAACTATAACCCAGACTGAAGCCAATCTTGTAAGAGCTACAGTCTGGGATTATATTCCTTATGCTTATTTTACTACTAGTCATTGTCCTATTCCATATAAAGATAGATTCGCCAAACTAATTAATCTACCAGAAAAGATTCGATTAGTTGAAAGTACTATTGTAGAAAATATCGATGAAGCTAATGAGTTGTTTAAATCATACTATGATAAAGGCGAAGAAGGCATTATCCTTAAGGATATGAATGCTGATTGGGAAGATAATAGAGTTAAACATCAGATCAAATTTAAAGGTGAACTTGAATGCGATCTAAAAGTAGTTGGATGGGAAGAAGGTACAGGTAAATATGTAGGAAAATTGGGAGCCTTGATCTGTGAATCAGATGATGGTATTATCAAAGTTAAAGTTGGGAGTGGATTTAATGATGAAGATCGCGAGACGATTAAAGAGCAGGATGTCATCGGTAAGGTGGTGGCTGTCAAGTACAACGCTCGTATTAGGAGCAAATCAGAAGATGAAAGTTTATTCTTACCAATCTTTCTGGAGATCCGTGAGGACAAAACTGAAGCAGATAAAAGTGGGTCTATAAAATAATGGGTAAAATGAAAGAAGCCTATACACTGGAACAGGAAATCGCCCGTGATGCCGAGATCACACTTCTCGAGAGGATTGATGAATCTATCAAAGCTCGCCAGAAGAAAGGTTTCTGGAGACTCTGGGCAAAGGCTCTAGGAGAAAAGGCTTCTGAATGCGATATTGAATCAGATAAGGTTGCTGTTATAAGAACTATAGTTGTAGGAGTGAACTTTATCACATGTTTATTCATTATTGCAGGTATTATAAGACACTGGTAACATAAATATAAGACACACTCTTATAAGGAGCGCATATGAAATATCTAGCGCTTTTGTTATTACCTTTGTCAGTTATGGCAGCAGATCTTCCAAAAGAATTGTATATGCCTAATGATGATAATGGATTTGTAGTAGTAACCACTGAGGAATGTAAAATTGATGAAGCAAAAAAAGAATATCCATATCGAGCTTATGCAACAGAAAATGATGGTACTATGCATGAAGGTTGCTGGAATGATCCAGACCTCCACAGTAAGCATCGTGACATTCCTATATTTAATCTCACTTTTGGTCCAGGTTTAGTTGTTACCTACAAGCAATATCTATTCTCTGAGGAAAAGAAACGTTGGGAAGTTGCTCCAACTATTGAAGTTAAACCAACTTTATAAGTTTACTTTAATTCTTTTTTGTGATATAATTACATTATGAGTAAATTCTATACTTCTGTCGTCAAGTACGGCAACAAGCTTCTATTTCGTTATGTCAATAACGGTAAATCATATAGCTCAAGAGTTAACTATGGTCCTGCCCTTTACGTTCCAGTAAATAAACAAACCAACCATAGATCTCTTGATGGCTATAATCTTCATGAGATGAGATTCCAAGATCTTAATGAAGCTCAAGACTTTGCTGATCGATATAAAGAAGTCAAGAATACCAAAGTTTATGGGCAAACTCAATTTGCCTATCAATATATCTCTGACGAATATCCAAAGACGATTAATTGGGACAAGGATCTCATTAAACTATTCTCATTGGATATCGAGACAGCAACTGAGAACGGATTCCCTAATATCGAAGAAGCAAACGAAGAGATCCTTCTTATTACTATCAAAGATAACTTTCATAAGCAGATCGTAACATTTGGTACAAGAGAATATACCTCTACTCGTGATGATGCTAGATATATTAAATCAATAGATGAATCAATGATGCTTAGAACATTCGTTGACTTTTGGCAACGTAATTGTCCTGATGTTATTACTGGTTGGAACATCAATGGTTTCGATATTCCATATCTAGTCAATCGTATTCGATTATTACTTGGTGATGACTATGTACAAAAGTTATCTCCATGGAATCTTGTCAATGATAAGAAGATGTATGTCAATGGTAAAGACATCAAAGGCTATTCCTTTGTAGGTATCTCAACTCTTGATTACCTTGAACTCTATAAGAAGTTTACCTATACTAATCATGAGTCGTATCGACTCGATTACATCGCTCAATATGAATTGGGATCTAAGAAGCTTGAGAATCAATATGAGACATTTAAAGAATTCTATACTGAAGATTGGGATAGATTCGTCAAGTATAATATCCATGACGTAGAACTTGTCGATCAACTCGAAGATAAGATGAAGCTTATTGAGTTAGTTTATACTATGGCATTTAATGCTAAGATCAACTTTGAAGATGTATTCAGTCCAGTTAGAATGTGGGATGTTATCATATACAACTATCTTAAAGAACGTAATATCGTTATTCCTCTTAAAGAAGATAATACAAAATCTGAAGCATTTGAAGGTGCTTATGTCAAAGATCCTCTAGTTGGTCAACATAAGTGGGTTGCTTCTTTCGATCTTAATTCTCTCTATCCTCATTTGATTATGCAATATAACATGAGTCCTGAAACTCTATCTGATACTCGATTGGATCTTAATGTCGAGAAACTTCTAAATAATGAACCAATAGATATATCTAAGATCGCAGGATTGGCTGTGACAGCAAATGGTTGGTGTTATAGAAAAGATACTAAAGGTTTCTTACCAGCCTTGATGGAAGAGATGTATAACAATCGATCTAAGTTTAAGAAGATGATGCTTAAAGCGGAACAAG